GGTAGTTGCAACTTGAAATCCTAGGAGAATACCAATGTCTACGTCGATCCAAATCAAACGCAACCTGGGAAGCACCGCTGTAGCGGTGCCGACGCTTCTTGACGGTGAACTGGCTTATGCTGCCAGTGGCTTCCTGCCGAATGGCGGAAAGGACGAACTCGTCATCGGCAATACTGGCTCTGGCAAGGTTCTGATCAGCAACCAGCGTCAGGTCGAACTGGCGGGCGCGCAGACCATCACCGGCAACAAGACCTTCGGTGCCGGTGCCAAGCTCGCCATTGCCATTGCAGACCTTCTCGTCTCGGGCGGCGCGGCTGGCGATACCATCGTCACCGACGGCGCGGGCAACCTGACCTTCGGCGCTGCGGCTGCCGGTGTCACGGGTGACGGCACCACCATCATCGACAATGGCGACGGCACCCTGTCGCTCGCGCCGGGCTATGCTTCTGAGCTTGCTGACGGAACCACCATCATCGTCGATGCCAATGGCAATCTTCAGGTCAACAAGGCCGTCACAGCCGACGTTGAGGCTGGCACGGCCGACAAGTTCATCGATACCGCCCTGATGAAGGCCGATATCCTTGGCGGCGGTCTTTCCACGCTCACCACCAACGCGAAGCTGATCGTTCCGGCGATCAATGAACTCCAGACTGCCATCACGATGGCTTCTGGCGGCATCATCTTCGCTGGTACGCTCGACGCTTCGACGGGCGTCATCTCGCCCGCTTCTGGCGTGACAAACGTCCCGGCGAACATCGCTGACGTGGACCCGGCGCTGACGAAGAATTACTTCTGGATCGTCACCACGCCCGGCTCCGAAGTTGGTCCCGGCAACACTGTCGCCGCGAACAAGCAGGACTGGGTTGCCTCGGACGGCACGAAGGTCGTGACCCTCAACTACGGCATGGCGAACGTGGCTGCGGCCAACGTGTCCTATGACGGCGCGGGCAACACCATCGTGACTGGCCCGACTGTGCAGGATGCGCTCGACCAGGTCGAAGTGGCGCTTCTCGCTCCCATCGACGGCGGCGTGTTCGCCTAAGCATCAAGGGGAGGGGGCGCAAGCCTCCTCCCTTCTCCCGTTACATAACGATCAAGGAGACGGCATATGCCCGTAAAGACTCAAGTTCAGGTTTCTCGCTCCAGTGTTGCCGGCGCACGCCCGGCTGCTGGTTCGCAGCCTGTAGGTTCCCTCTATGTGAATTTCCCCGACAAGCAGCTGGGCGTGATTGATCCTGCGGGCAACCCGGTCGATCTCATTCCCTCTGGGTCAGCCGGCGATGTTTCCATTTCGACTGATGCTGGCAATACGACTGTGCTTGGCACTGACGGCGGCGTCTATACACCGATGCCCACTGTTGCCGATGTTGGAGCGGCAGCGGTTGATCATACGCATGATTTCCCAGTTGACAGCGTTAACGGGCAGTTTGGCGATGTTGTCCTGACTGCGCCTGATGTTGGAGCGGCCACCGTTGATCACGATCATCTTGCGGCCGACATTGCAGATTTCGGTGAGGCTGTCGATGATCGAGTTGGAACGCTGATTCAGGCTGGTGCAAACGTCAGCATCAACTACGATGACGCGAATAATGCCCTGGTTATCAGTTCTTCGGGCGGTGGTGGTTCCACGCCTGTGATATCTATGGACGCCGGCAACCAGACGCGCCTCGGCACTGATGCCGGTGTGTTCACGCCACTTCCGACGCCTGCGGCGATTGGTGCGGCCCCCACGGCGCACACCCATGCCATCGCCGATGTGACGGGCCTTCAGCCTGCACTGGACGGCAAGGCTCCCACGGTTCACACCCACACCGCCGCGCAGATCACGGACTTCAGTGAAGCCGTGGATGATCGCGTGGGCGCACTGGTGAAGGCCGGTGCGAACATGTCGGTGGTTTACGATGACAACGCAAACACGCTTACACTTAATGCAACTGCAACACCAATGAAGGTGTCGGCTGACGCTGGCAACCAGTCAAAGCTTGGAACCGATGCCGGAATCTTTACCCCGCTGCCAACCCCAGCGGCGATTGGAGCGGCTCCCGCAACGCATACCCATGCCATCGCCGACGTGACGGGCCTTCAGCCTGCACTGGACGGCAAGGCTCCCACTGTCCACACCCACACCGCCGCGCAGATCACGGACTTCGCAGAGGCTGTCGATGACCGTGCGGCTGCCTTGATCAAGGCAGGTGCGAACACCACTGTCACCTATGATGATGTCGCAAACACGCTGACGATCTCTGCCAGTGGTGGTACAGCCCCGGTCACCAGTGTCAACTCTAAGACGGGCGCTGTGGTTCTGACTGCGACCGACGTTGGCGCTGCAGCTACAGCCCATATCCACGTCATCGCGGATGTCACGGGCCTTCAAACCGCACTTGACGGCAAGGCTCCTGTCACGCACACGCACACCACGGCACAGGTGACTGGCCTCGACGCTGCCCTCGCAGCGAAGCAGCCACTTGATGCTGATCTTACAGCTATCGCGGGGTTGACAGGAACGTCTGGCATTCTGAAGAAGACGGCGGCGGATACCTGGACGCTCGACACTGCCTCTTACGCCCTTGCCACGCACACGCACACTTCGGCGCAGATAACTGACTTCGCCGAAGCCGTGGATGATCGCGTGGGTGCATTGGTAAAGGCAGGTGCGAACACCACTGTCACCTATGATGATGTCGCGAACACGCTGACCATCGGGGCGGTGGCGACTGCCATGAAGGTGTCTACGGACGCGGGCAACCAGTCAACGCTTGGCACTGACGGCGGCGTCTACACGCCTGTTCCGCGTGTGATCTCCGCTAACGATACGCTTCCCGCTCTCCGTATCACGCAGCTTGGTACGGGCAACGCTTTGCTGGTTGAAGACAGCACAAGCCCTGACGCAACGCCCACGATCATCACACAGGCGGGTCAAATCGTTTCGGGCCACACAACGACTGTTAACACGGACAATTCTTATGGCGGTCAGATCACCCCGCGCGTCCAGACACACGGCACCATAACGGATAATGCCGCGCTTGGCGCAACGCTTTGGACGGGTTCGGGTGCAGGAAGTCAGGTTGCCCTCTCAAAATCGCGCGGGGCCACAATCGGCACCAGAGTAATTGTTCAAAGCGGGGACGATCTTGGCGCAGTTGCATTTAACGGTGACGACGGCGCGTCCTTTATTGTAGCGGCAGCAATTTCGGCTGCCGTTGACGGAACACCCGGCACAAACGATATGCCGGGGCGACTTGTGCTCAGTACGACTGCTGACGGTGCAGCAGTGCCGACAGAACGTCTTCGCATTAACTCTTCAGGCGCGATTGGTCTGGCTGGAGCGAACTTTGGCACTGACGGTCAGGTTCTCACGTCGAAGGGCGCTGCCCTCCCGCCGGTCTGGGCTTCCACCAACAGCCACACCCACACGGCGTCTCAGATCACGGACTTTTCGGAGGCTGTCGATGACCGCGTGGGCGCTCTCATAAAGGCCGGCACCAATACCACCGTCACTTATGACGATGTTGCGAACACGCTGACGATCTCTGCCAGTGGTGGTACGGCCCCGGTCACCAGTGTCAACTCTAAGACGGGCGCTGTGGTTCTCGCCGCGGCGGATGTTGGAGCGGCACCCACCACGCACACGCACACTTCGTCGCAGATCACCGACTTCGCTGAATCCGTCGATGACCGCGTGGGCGCATTGGTCAAGGCTGGCACCAATACCACCGTCACTTATGACGATGTTGCGAACACGCTGACGGTTTCCGCCGCCACTACGCGCGTCATTGATGTCAATGATGCCACCCCCGGATTGCGTATCACCCAGCAGGGGACGGGCGATCCGCTTGTAGTTGAGGATGCTGCGTCTCCAGACAACTCGCCATTCAGGGTTAATGTTGATGGCAGGGTTCTGATCGGTCATACGCAATCCATTCCAACAGCATTTCCAATGGGGGCCAGCGGCGAGCCGCAGTTGCAGGTTCATATTCCGGCTTCTGGCCTTTACAGTTGGTGGGCGGTTGACAACAGCACCGCGTCACTCACCCTCAACAGGTCGTACAGCGGCCAAGTAGGAGTGCATGCTGCTGTCCCTGACGGTGTCATCCTTGGTGCGGTTTCCTTCAATGGCAGTGACGGTACGGCATTTACGCGGTCTGCTATTGTCCGCGCTGTAAGAGATGGCGCGGTAGGGGCGGCAGGTGTTCCCGCAAAGCTGGAGTTCTACACATTCGATGGCGTTGCGACAGCGCCAAACCCTCGTTTGGTGATTAACGCGAAGGGTGCGCTTGGTTTCGGAAATGCAACTACGAACTACGGCACGGCTGGGCAGGCGTTGCTCTCTGGCGGCTCGACGGGTCAGCCGACTTGGGGCGCGAACCTCTACGTTATGGAAGAAGACTTGGCGGCGCTCAAGCAGAAAGCCTTGGATGTCGAGAAGGCTCTCACCGACGCAGTTACCAACCTTGCTACCACGCTGGAGGCTGCGGAAACCAGGATCAGCAGCCTCAAGGGACTGCTGACTAAGGCCAACAACAAGATCACCGATCTCGAAAACCGCCTGACTTCTGTTGAAACAGGTCTGGGCATCACTGGAGGCGTATAATGATTAACCGTGAAACATTCTTCGGCAAAGTCCGGTCGAGCCTCTTCAGCGGCTCGCTCTCGCAGAAACAGGTGGACGGCATGAACTACATGCTCGACGCCTACGAGGCGAAGTACGAAAGGAACTGGCCCGACCTTCGTTGGATCAGCTATTGCTTCGCCACGGCCTACCATGAGACGGCCTACACAATGCAGCCGATCTCCGAGTACGGCGGGCAGAGCTACCTCCAGAGCAAGCCGTATTATCCCTACTATGGGCGCGGCTATGTGCAGCTGACATGGGAGGATAACTACCGCAAGATGGGCCAGAAACTCGGCATCGACCTGCTGGGCGCGAACAAGGAGCGTGCGCTTGAACCCGCCATCGCGGCCGAGGTCATGTATTCGGGTATGCGCGACGGCGACTTCACGTCGAAGCGCCTCTCGTCATACTTCACGGATGCGCTGGATGATCCGGTGAACGCCCGCCGCATCATCAACGGCACCGACCGCGCCGAGACGATTGCCGGGTATCACCGGAAGTTCTTGGAGGCGTTCCAAGCGGCCTACACCGCCGAAGCCCCCGCTCCGACGCCCGAACCCGAACAGCCTGCGCCTACCGAGCCGGAGGAGCCTGCGATCCCGGTGGCCGAGTTTCGGACCTATATGGCCGAGGTCAACAGGCTGGCCGACGCACTCATCAACAAGCACAGCGCGTGAAGCGGAGGGCGAGATGAATAACGGCTTCAACCTGGAGAAGGCGGCCTTCCTGCTGGTGGCGGCTGTTATCGTTTCGCAACTTCTTGTTGGCCTATCGGTGACGGGGGCTTGCGTGTTTTACGCCTCTGATATCATCTCAGGCGGCGGGGAGTGCAGAGCCAACGGGAAGGTGGCCGAGATCATGTCTGCCGCCTTGGCGGCGGCTCTGGCCTTTGCAGGGCGCGGAAAGTTGGACAAATGACGAGAATCGTGAGGTTACACGCTTTTCAAATCATCGATTTCATGTGCCTATCCACTCGGAGCGGAGCGTCAGATGTTTGATCTGGAAACAGCAAAAAAGCGTTTGGGGATTACAGGAAGCGATCAGGACATACAGGTCCAGATGGCTCTTGACGCCTCTCTGATGATCGCGCAGCGGTACTGTGACCGCCTGTTTACCTACGGCGCTGATGTGGTCTATTTCTACTATCATGGGGGCGATACCCTTTTCCTGCCGCGTTTCCCGGTCGAGGCGATCATCAGCGCCCGAGGCATACCACAGTATCTCAAAATTCATTCACGCATGGGAATGATCCAGTTCGCCGGGTACTTCACTTCTGAAGAAATTGAGATCCGCTATACAGGAGGATACCAGGTTCTGCCGCCGGATCTTGAGATGGCGCTTTGGGGAGTGTTCGACAGTGTCTGGCCGTCGATCTCCGGCACGTCCGACCCCACGGCTGGTGCCATCGACAGCATTACGATCCCTGATGTCGGGACAATTCGCATGAACAACTCGAGCGGCTCTGCTTCGAGCGCAAATAATGCAAATGTGTTAGGACCATTCAGTTCCATCCTCGATAATTACCGGAGGGTGACGTGTTAGGGGCGACCTACTTCCGCATCATCAAGTCGGGCTTTGAATTGAACATAGCCAAGCTGGGGGTGCCGGCTTCGTGGGAACGCGCGAAGTCTGACGGCGTAGCAAGTGCAGTTACGGTTGGCTTCAAGACGGCTGGCGCAAAGGATGAGGCCATCGTCAACGCCTACGGCATCAACGCGATCATAATGACATTGCGGGCGATGGAAGCACCTGTTCCGCCAGAAAAGTTCGATACCTTCATCGTACACGGCGTTCGGCACACTGCGGATGCAGTCCACCAAGTGAACCTCAATGGCGAGGTGATAGGCTGGAAGATCTATGTGCGGGGTGCCAACTGATGTCATCCAGCTACGTCAGGCGGAATGTCAGGAAGTGGTGCGCCGAGGTTTCGGCGTCTACCGGGGTGCCATTCTACGACACGATCAACGTGAGCGTGACGCCGTCCGACCCTGTGTGGTTTACGGTTATATTTGTGAGCGAGATGCATGAGGGCAATTTCTGCCAGCCACAGTTCATTGAGCATGGGTTCTTAAACCTCATCTTCGTCGCTCGGCCCGGCATGGGGGACAAGGCATGTCTCGATGCTGTTGAGAGTGTTGTCCCTCTGCTGTTTGAGCGGGGCGACAAGAGTCTCACGCTGATCAACTACGAGCCAGTGGAAGAGGACAGCGGCGGAACGGCCGACAAGGATTATCGAATGTCAGTGGCAGTCAACTATCGGCTTTCACTGTGACCGGAATAGGTGAGCAAAACGCAACCCAGCCTTTAGGAGTAAATCATGGCTGCTTATTCGACTAAGGGCACGCAAGTATGTGTCCTCAAAGGCGCTGCGACTGCCACCAGTGTCGTACCTACCGCAATCACCAAAGCCGCGCCGGCGGTTGTAACGGTCGCTTCAACGGCTGGTCTGGTGAGGGGCGACCTTGTCTCTATCCCGGCCACAGGCACGACGGGCAGCACAGGCTTTACCGAACTGGACGGCAAGAGTTGGATTGTCGGCACGGTGACCGGCACCACGTTCACGCTTCTCGGGTCTGACACAAAGGCTTCGACCGCAACGCTTGCGGCTGGTGCTTCTCTCAGGATCTTCAATGACACAGACTTTGATTGTCTCTGCCTGTCGTCGATCACATTCAATCCAGAAAGTGCGAACAACGTCAGCGTGGCTACCTTCTGCGACCCGACTGCCACGATCCCGTCGCAGGTCGTCGGTTCCGGCACTGTCGACATCGCTGGGTTCGTCGATATCGCTGATGCTGGCTACAAGGAACTGATCGAAGCCTACAAGGATGGCAAGGCCCGTGACTGGCGCATCCGGCTGGGCAATGACCAGGGCTACATCATGCTCAACGGCATTCTCTCTGCGCTGAATGTCGATATCCCGATTGATGGCGCCACAGGCTTCACAGGCAGCATCGCCCTGTCTTCACGGTATCGCCACCTCTTCTAAACGAGAGGCGGTGAAGGCTGCCGGCGGGTTGCTCACCTTCCGCCGGCAGCCGACCATCCCAGGTGGGCATGAAAGGTGAGAATATGAAATCGAAGCAGATCGAAATTGATGGCAAGGTTTATGAGGTTGTCGAGTTGTCTATGGAGGCAGGCATTCCCCTCATCAGCAGGGAGAATGGCGCACTCGATACGGCCGGTTTGATCAGGGCCGCGACAAGGATCGACGGCGTGCCTGCCAAGGAGGGCGACCTCAGTTTTGGTGTTGCCATGAAGCTCATGCCGCTGGTCATGGAACTGAACATGTTTTCTGGAGGCGAAGCGGGAAACGCATGAACTCTCAGCAGATGAACGTCTATCAGCTAGCCGAGAACCTTGGGATGACCGTCACGCGGATGCTCCGCGAGATGACGATGTCCGAGTATTTCGGCTGGGTGGCGTTCTACGCTGAAAAGGCTGAACGGGATTCTTCTGCTGCCGGGAAGGCTCCGAAGCTGCGCCCTAAGAAAGGCGACGAGCTTGTTCTCCGGGGGTTCAACATCTGATGGCTACAGCGGTCTACAGGAACGTAGATATGACGGAGGTACTCCTCCGTGATCTGCCGATGAAGATCGCTGAGATCCATCGCGAAACGGCTGCCGAGTACACCGCGCGAGAGGGATTTGAGTCGAACTACTCTGTCTTCGCATTCAGGCGGTATCAGAAGGCGACGAAGTATCCGACGATTGAATCGATACCCGATAAACAACTGTACCTTCCTGCCAGCATTGGGATCACCACGGCTGGCGGGAAGAACTACGCTGTTGAGATTGCCACGGAATTCACTGCGGCGTTCTTCCGCCGGGCGCCCGTCATTACGGGGTCGTACCGCAACAGCCTGCGCTTTACCTTGAACGGCAAGATCCGTTCGCTGTCTTCGCTCCAGAAGATTCAGTCGTTCTCTCCACTGCGCTCGGGCGAGATAATTGAGATTTGGTCAGCGGTCGAATACGCCTCGACGCTGGAGGCACCGAATTACAACGTCAACGGCATCTTCCTGGAGATTGCAAGTTCTCTGCTGGCTAAATGGGGCCAGAAGGCTTCCATCAGGTTCACTTACAGGTCAGGCAAGAAACAGCTTATGGCGTTCAAGTACATGACGCCGGTCATCATGATTTCGGCTCGCGGGGAATTTGCATCTTCACTCAAGACCCGCCGCGGCTACCAGATGCGGAAGCGCAAGCGGGCGGCGAGGCGGGCTGAAAAAGAGCGCAAGGCAGGAGCCAGCAATGGTCGATAAGACGGCAATTCAATACGATCTTATTTTCAACAGTGATGCGGCGGCGAAGGACATAGCCTCTCTGACCGTTCAGTTGAAGACGGCAAATGATCAGCTCTCCAAGATGCAAAAGGACTTCGGCGGTGCGTCGACTGCGGTCAACCGTACCGGCCGTGCATTCGGCTCCGCTGGGCAGTCGATCCAGAATGCCAGCTATCAGGTTGCCGACTTCGCAGTTCAGCTTCAGGGCGGCGTGGATGTATCTCGCGCCCTCGGCCAGCAGCTTCCTCAGTTGCTTGCCGGTTTCGGCGTGTTGGGCGCGGCAATCGGTGCGGGCGTAGCCATATTCGGGCCATTCATTACCAGCCTCGCGCAGGTCAGGGACACCTCCGCAGAATTGGAGGAATCCACGAAGGCTCTGGCCGACGCGCAGGAGACTACGCGGAAAAGTGTTGAGGATCTGAGCGAAGAGTATGGGAAATATGGCGAGGTCATTCGCGGTATTGCCGAAACCAAGGAGCGATTGGCTGCTGCGGATATAGCAAGCACCCTCCAGGCAGATGCGAAGGCGCTTTCTGAGTTGAACGGTATGGCGCTTGGCACGGCCAGTACGTTTTCTATCATCGCCGACGGCTTCAAGAACTTTGATCTTCGCACGACTGTTATAGGCCAGTTGATTGAGCCTATGAACGAGTTCGAAAAGGAAGTCGAGAAGATGCAGCTAAACTTCGGTCTGACCGAAGAAGCTGCGAAGGCGTTGGTCGGCCCGGTGAAAGACTTCGGGGCGGCGCTGGCTGAGTCGGACGTCGATGGAGCGGCCGCCGCTCTTGCTGAATACAACAAATGGCTCCAGGCCAATATTGATTCTGCTGATGAGGCCATTCCGCTCTTCGACAAGATGAAGGAGAAGTTCGACGCGCTGGCGAAGATCAGTACCCGAAACCTTGCCTCTGGATTTTCGTTCACGCCGTATACTGCTGCCAATACCTTTAACAATTATGAGGGTAACGATAGGGTTCGGCAGCAGCTTGAAGATATCGAAGAAGCTGCGCGGGCAGCCGAAGCCGCCCAGCGGGATGCTGAACGGGAAGCTTCTCGACGTATGCGGGAGGCTTCTGCAGCCGCGGCAAAGGCTGCTTCCGAGTATAACCAGTGGGTCCGAACCATCGAACGCGGGACGACCCCTCTTGAAAAAGCTAACTTTGAGCTTTCCGAGGCGACGGCGCAGTTCGAACGCTTCAATGCCCAGATGTCTCCTGAGCAGCGCGATCAGGCGACGGCTTACATCGAAAACCTTCAGAAGAAGATCGATGAGCTTCAGTTCAAGGAAAAGTGGGATGAGATGTCGAAGGCCGTTCAATCGACATCTGAGCCGCTGAATGCATTCTATGAACAGATCCGGGACATTGGTAAGTCCATTCAGGAGGATCTCGCAAGCGGCATCACCGATGCCTTCATGGCCTTCGTCGAAGGCACCCGATCTGCCGAGGATGCCTTCAAGCAGTTCGCAGTCTCATTCCTGAAAGAGATCACCGCCATGATCGTGAAGGCGACGATCCTCTATGCGATCCAGACGGCGCTTGGCGGGACTGGTGGAGCGTTCGGCGCATTGATGCAGCGGTTCGGCGGGGTTTACGCAAACGGCGGCGCATTCGGCGGCGGCCGCGAGATCAAGGCGTTCGCGAACGGGGGCGTGGTGTCCTCCCCTATGGCTTTCCCGATGGCGGGAGGCAAGACCGGCCTCATGGGCGAAGCCGGGCCGGAAGCGATCATGCCGTTGACCCGGCGCAACGGCCGGCTCGGGGTCGAGGGTTCGCCCGTCAACGTCCGCATCAACAACTACACCGGGGCCAAGGTCAGCGCACAGCGGGGTGCAGACGGCAGCATCAATATCGACGTTGTAGAGAAGGAACTCGCCGCCCGTATGGCGCGTGGCGGGTCACCTATCTCCAAGGGTCTGGAGGCAGGCTACGGTTTGCGGAGGGCAGGACGGTGAGGGATACAAGTGTGAACCGGGTGTTCTACCGTCTCGGCCGCGCGGTTGGGTTCTTCAAGATGCCGTTGCTGTTTGTCTTGGTGGCCTACGCCGCGTGGCTTGCAGCCGGTAGCTGGGGAGCGCGGTAATGGCGATATCCAATCAGTTGAAGAGCATTTACGCATCTGCGCCGACAACGCAAAGGTATGTCGATACCTTGTCTTTTGCTCACAGCAAGTTCGCTCAGACCTACTACCTGACGAGCGACACGAAGCCTTGGCGGTTTCTTTTGGAAACGCGCAACCAGGTCACCTTCATCCCCGTGCCGTTCAAGATTGTGCTGCCGGCCATCGACGGCAAGGGGCAGCAGGACATGTCTCTCACAATTGCCAATATCGGGCGTGAACTCGTCGACCCGCTCGAGGCTGCGATAGCTGACCCTGGCGAGGCAATACGCTGCACCTACCGGGTCTACATCGACAGTGAAGGTACGCTGCCGCAGAATGATCCCCCGCTTACGCTGGTGGTCACTGGCGCCCAGATGACGCGGGAATCGGTATCCGCCACGGCCACCAGGGCAGACGTGCTGAACCGTGCCTTTCCGTTCAACATCTACCGATATGATGAATTTCCGGGTCTACGGCGATGAACTTGGATCACTACATCGGGCTTCCCTATCGCGAAGGTGCTCGCGGGCCAGACGCATTCGACTGTTACGGCCTCGTTGCGGAGGTCTACAGGTCGATCCTCGGCGTCAATCTGCCTGACTGGTATCAGGCCGCGTCTGGCCCGCTGGCGGCTTCAAGGGCTATCTCTGCGGCTGTTGCTGGCGAGGTGGACGGCGGCCGCTCCTGCCGTATTTCAGAGCCTGTGGACCTCGACATTGCGGTCGTGGGTAGTAACAGGCGTCCTCACCATGTCGGGGTCGTGTTTTCCGGCGGCGTTTTGCATGCCTCGCGGACGTTTGGGTCGACGTGGCACCCCATGCCGCGCTTCGTGATGCTGTATCCTCATACGGAGTTCTATCGATGGCAGCCCTAGTACTCCTGCGAAACCCACTGACACCGCACACGCGGGAGATCTACCCGCTCGATGCTGGCACACCTGTGATCGACTGGTTACAGAGCGAATACCCAGACGGCTTCGGCATGCCTATTCGCTTCTATGTGAACGGGACCGAGAAGCCGCTTGACGATCTCGACTACGAGGTCACGGATGATGATGTCGCCATCATCGCCCTGATGCCGGCTGAACCTGTTTCACTTACCACGCTTGGCGTCAGTTTGTTGATCAGCGCCGTCCTCGCGGCGGCAAGCTATTTTGCTATGCGAGCCTTCATGCCGAAGGAAAGCAGCAAGCAGACTGGCGGCAGGGTTTCGACATTTGACATCGCGTCCGACCAGAACGCTGCGCGTGTTGGCGGCGCCATCCCGGTCGTATACGGCACAGTGCTGACATCACCGGACTACATCTCGCAGCCATACACTTGGTACATGTGGGACCAGAGTTCATGGGGTCAGCCTTACAACGGCGTCCAGTATCTGGATTTCGTGATGTGCGTGGGGCAGGGTGACATCAAAGTTACCGATGTTTATGTCGGAGATACGAGGACACAGACTATTGATGCTGGTGTTGTCCAGTGGAACGCCTTCCGCCCGGCACAGCATAGGTCGCAGATGGGTTCGATATCTGTTGCGATGGGCGGCGGCTTCCATGAGAACGTTGTCACATCACCTGAAGTTTCGAACCAGGAGTTCGCCGAGGCAAACGACACAGCTGGGTACTTCACAACTTGCAAGCCGGGAATGAAGGGTTCCAAGTTTCAGCTGGATATCGTGTTCCCTGGCGGGTGCTTTGATCCCGACAATAATGATGGGGATCTCAAGGGTCGCTATATCCAGTTCCGGGTAGACTATATCGAAGTCAACGATGCTGACGTTCAGGTGGGCGCCGTCAGAAGCGTTGTTGTAGATGCGTCAACCGTCAGTGGTGCAATGATAAGCGGGCCTGAAACTACCACCATCAGGATTGCCAATTCATATGAAAAGAACAAGACCGCTATAACTGCCCCTCTCCGGCGGTCCTACATGGTGACTGCGCCGAAGTCAGCCCGGTGGGCTGTGAAGGTGACCCGGATCACCGCTGCTCCGAATGCCAAAAACGGGACTGATCGTTTCATATGGGCCGGGCTGAAGCTCTACGCTGACTACACGGCTGCGGCTGTGTACGGAGATGTCACGCTGCTCGCATGCCGCATAAAGGCGTCTCAGGGTCTTGGGCAAGACGCATCTGTGCGCCTCCGCGTAAAGGCTACACGATTGCTTTCCCCGCCGAGGGGTGGCGATGAGGTGACTTCTGACAATGCGGCTGATGCATTTGCAGACGTTTACCTGAACACGATCTACGGTGCCGCGCGTGGGCGTTCTGAGCTTGACGTCGATACTCTAACTAACCTTCGGTCAAAGTGGTCGGGCTACAAGTTCAATCATGTCTTCCGCGAGCGCACAACTGTATGGGAGGCTTTGCGGACCATCACGATCCCGTTCGCGGCTGAACCTCTCCCACTCGGCTCCATGATGAGTGTCGCGCAGGACGGCGTTAAGCCTGTTAGGTCCATGATGTTCACGGACGCCAACATCGTAAGCGGCAGCATGACGGTCAACTACTCATTTGATGAGGAGGGCGCGGCTGACGGTGTTGAGGTGGAGTATCTGGACCCGAAGGATTTCCGTCAGGTTTACTCCATCTTCCCGGCTGACGCGGATCAGCCGGACAGGTTCCTGCTGGAGGGTGTGACCGACGCGACGCACGCGCAGCAGTATGCCCGCCTGACGTGGCAGCGCACCCGGAAGCAGCGCAAGACCATATCGTTCGACACTGAGCTTGAAGGTCTGCTGCTTCAGATGGGCGACCGGATCGGCATCTCGCATAATGTTCCGAAATGGGGCGACAGCGGGCTGGTTATTGCGGTCAGTGAGAACCGGCTGTTTGTCGATCATGACCTCGATTGGTCTGGCGGTGCCAAGTATATCATGCTCCGCACGCCGCTTGGTGAGGCTACAGATCCTATCATGGTGACAATGGGGTCGCAGCCGAACGTTGTGGTTCTGCCCGGCGCAGCGCCAACCACGATAAACATCGACAACGAATACGAATACACATCCTTTGCATTCGGTACGGCAGCAAATCTGGTCAGGGATTTCGTCGTGACGGCCGCGAAGCCTTCAGGTGAGAACACAGTCACTGTTGAGGCGGTTAATTACGACACAAGTGTGTTCAACGGCGCAATGTCTTTCTTGGTGTGATCATGGCTACCCAGTATCCAGACAAATATCCATGCCCGCAGCTAGATGGCTTCAGCCAGACGGTATCGATGGGCGTTGCGCGAACCGAGATACCCTATCACCAGGCGCAGAGGCGCATCTACAAAACGATGCCAACAACTGTCAGCATGACCTTTGTGATGACGATTTCGCAGCTGGGGGATTGGCAGAATTGGATTCTACAGAACGGTTTCGACTGGTTCTGGATGAATCTGCCGGGCCTCTATGCGGGGCGTGAAGATAAGAACACGTCCGCTGTACTGGTCCGACTGGTTTCAGGCGTCTCTGTTTCGTCGCTTTCCTCAACGCATGTCGAGGTATCTTGCGCGGTTGAATACTCGCCGTCGATGGTCGGCGTATACCTTGGAGCAGTCTGATGGATTACCCAAAATCACTGCCTTGCCCGCAGATCGATGACTACAGTTATGAAGTTGACTACGGCGCGGCTCAGGTGATTTTTGAGAACGGGCGTGGCCGGCAAAGGCGGATGGCGGCTTCCGGTAAGTATGTGTTCAACCTTTCACTCGTCTTGTCCATGTCTCAGGTTTGGCAGTGGCAGTCATGGGCCAATCAGTATGGGTATGAGTGGCACTACATGCCGCTGATGAGCGACTTCGCGGGTGTCAAGGAACAGACGTTGGTTCCGCATTTCGTGCGCTACATCAGCGATATTTCTTTCGAGCCTGTGGACATAGGCTACATGCGGGCTTCCTTTCAGGCTGAACTGGATTCAAACACGCTGCCGAAAGGTATCGTCGAGCAGACGGGTGACATCATCATCGCCGGCAAGCCAGCCTCGCCATCTGCCGACATCATCATCGCCGGCAAGCCAGCCTCGCCATCTGCCGACATCATCGTTGCCGGTGTTCCCGGCCAAACTGCCTGAGAGGAGTTAAATCATGGCTACATCTTACGCTCGCATGCGCCAGATCAACGGCACGACAGCCGAGTGGTCGGCCAACAACATCATCCTCGGCGCTGGCGAAATTGGTATTGAGCAGGTTTCAAGCATAGATGTTCGTGTGAAGGTAGGCGACGGCGTGAAGACGTGGTCAGCACTCCCCTACGTCGGTGGCGTCAGCAATACGATCAACGCGGCCACGCAGACTGCGCTCGACGGCAAGGTTTCGATCACTGGTAGCACGATGACGGGTCCGCTGGTGCTTTCAGGCAATGCTACGCTTGCACTTGGCGCCGTACCCAAGCAGCAGCTGGACGCGATCAACACATCACTCTCTTCTGGCATTGCTGGGAAGCTGTCTATTACGGGCGGTACGATGACGGGGCCGATCACGTTGTCCGGTGCTCCGACAGTGGCCCTGCACGCGGCCACCAAGGCATACGTTGACAGTGTAGACGCGGCGAATGTGAATAAGGCTGGCGACACCATGACGGGGGCGCTGACGCTCAGTGGCGATCCGACAGCCGCCCTTCACGCCGTGCCGAAGCAGTACGTCGACAGCGGTTCATACCAGACGACAGTCGGCGGGTCAGCTACCTACGCCGGGAAGGTCGTGAAGCTGGACTCACAGGGCAGGATCGACACGTCGATGATCCCGACCACGGGTGCCTATCGCGGCACTGTGGACGTGACGAAGCCATTTGCTCTGACAGGCACCTATTCGGTCGGCGACTATTTCGCGGTTTCAACTAGCGGTACGATTGATGCGACATGGGCGACCAAGATCAATGGTGCGCCCACGACAACCGCAGCCGGGCAATCCCTGATCTACAGTTCGAACGGCAAGTATGACTTGGTCGGCGAAACTTCATCGGCGGCCGCGATCAACAGCAAGGTGGCGCGGGCTGGCGACACGATGACGGGATTGCTGACCCTGTCTGGTGCGCCGACAGCGGCCCTCCACGCTGCCACCAAGGCTTACGCAGACACCAAGGTCGCACTGGCTGGCGGGACGTTGACGGGGTTGCTGACACTCGCGGGTGCGCCCACAGTGGCTCTGCATGCCGCCACAAAGCAATATGTTGATGAAGCAGCAGCAGCTGCAGCCGCTGAATCTGTATCGCGGGCTGGCGACACGATGACGGGGCTGCTGACCTTGTCTGGTGCGCCGACAGTGGCCCTGCACGCGGCCACCAAGGCTTACGTCGATAGCACGGCTTCGTCGATTACCACCGCCTACCAGTCGGCTGACAACCAGATCACCCAAGCCTACCAGTCAGCGGTTGCTGGGCGGGTGAATAAGGCTGGCGACACGATGACGGGGCTGCTGACCTTGTCTGGTGCGCCGACAGTGGCCCTGCACGCGGCCACCAAGGCTTACGTCGATACGCTCGATGCGACATCAATGAAGAAGAGCGCCAACCTGTCAGACGTTGCCAGCGTTGCCACGGCGCGGGCCAACCTGGACGTCGACCTCGCCGGAACGGTTTCGGGCGTGGTCACGCAGACGGCAAACTATACGCTGACCGCAGCAGACAGAGGAGACGTGATCATAATGAGCGTCGCAACTGCCAACACGCTCACGATCCCGACCAATGCGTCTGTGCCGTTCCCGATTGGAACTCGCATTGAGGTGGTGCAGGGTGGTGCAGGCCAAACCAAGATTGCCGCCGTGACAGGTGTCACGCTGCTTTCTGCGGCTGGCATGGTTAAGATTTCCCAGCAGCACGCCGGCATTACCCTGCTTAAGACAGGCGCAGATCAGTGGCGTATTTTCGGTTCTCTGGTGGCATGACAATGAAGAAGCTCCTCACATCTGTATGCTTTATCGCCATCGGGGCGGCAATCGGAATGTCGCTTGACCTGAAGCAGGCTGCTGCGATGCCGCCGCTGTCAATTGGCATGATGTACCCGACATCTACGCAAAATGCGCCGACCTTCAGCCGCGCCGAACTGATCAGCACATCGCAGAGCGCAATTCTGACTGGTGGAACAGCAAAGAGCTTTGCGGTGACATCCCCCGCAGGAGCGGAGCTTCTCGTCGTCGCGGTTATGACCAATTACAGTACAGACCCAAATATTACCGATGAGCCTGTGCCTACTCTGAATGGCGCGGGCATGACCATCGTAGCCGAATCGCGCAGGTCCAAGATAGCTTGGGCGTCGGTACTTGGCGGATTGAATTATACAATTGGCTGGGGTTCATCCGTCCAGATGGTGGGCAGCGCCGTACATTGTTGGTGGTTCAAGAATGTGTCCAAAGTATCCCCGGTCATCGGGGGGAGGCGAGATCCGACAGGTCTGGCAACCTCGGCTCAAGGCGGTTGTTTTTCGGGGAGCACCTCCTCTCTGGAAGGCACTGTCTACAGAACCCGTTTTCACATGCCGACCAGTTTGCAGCCTTACATCATCGCTGTGACATCTGTTCCGTCCAAGTCGACGCAAGGCACATGGGGTCAGTTGAACCTTTCAAGCGTGAAGCCATTCTTCCAGGCCAGTGTGCTGACGGCAGCCGTCGCAACAAACAGCACACTAGGATCGGCCACTGGAGTAGGCACGGTTGGCTTCAGGCTGGCTAACAGCGGGGCAGAGCAGTTTCAGCAGATGTCGATGTGCGAGGTGGTGGGCAAGACAACGGGCTACCCTGAACTCCACACTGGTCCTTGGCGTTACGATCCATCCACGATAGGGGCTACCAAGACTTTCAGTGCAGTTGGTTTCGGCCCGGCTCCGGTAGGTATGAGGAGGCTCGTCGTCGTCGCTGGACAGGAGACGGGACGGGCGGCAGCATTAACGAGCATGACGATTGCGGGCGTCCCGGCCAACATCAGGGTCATCAAGCAATCAAACGACATCTGGGGGTTGAGGGGGTGTTTCATCGGCTGGGCTGAGATTCAGGCTGGGACATCAGGTGACATTTCCTGCACCTATGTAACCAATGGCGGCGCGACATGCATCCAAGTCTACTCCATCTACAGTCCATCAAGTCTCACGGAGTTGTTTGGACAGTCGCGGGATAATTCGGGAGGTTTCACCACGCAAAGCGGGCAATGGCGGTTTGTAATTACATCCGCAGTGTCAGAAGGTATAGGATACATTGATGTCAACGGTGACTATCAGGCTTCGACGTATTCCGTGTGTGCAATCGCTGCAAATACGCAATCCGGTGGCATCAGGTGGATGTCGGGTGCGATATGCACGAACGTAAATACCGGGCCGTTCACAATAGGTCTGGTGGGCAGTGGCGATCCGTGTGCGGGGGTCATGTCGGTGTTCGGTTAGGGCAGCGCCCATCGGGGGGAGCGTTTCATGGATTGCCTCCAAGGACATCACGGGCTGCACGGAAATCACCCAGCCTGAAGCGCAGGCGCAGATCGGAGGCACCAAAGCCAGCATCAATCGGCATCTCATCTGACTGGTGCGACCAGTTCCCCTTGAGTTCGTTGGCAAACGGTTTCAACGCCGCCCGTAGCCTTGCGTTCTCGGCCATCAGGCGGACGTATTCAGCGCCAGTGATCGTGACCATGCTTTCAATCTTGTAATCGGCAGTCATTCTCACCTCCAAGGGCAGCGCGGGCAATCTTGCGGACTTTGACCATCGCCTCCTCGCGGATAAAACGGTTTGTCCCTTCACACCACACATCCCCGCCTTCAGGGGCCGTTATAGCGAAACCGAAAACCTGAAATGAAATGATCTCCTCCAGCGCCGCCCGCAGCTGCTCAATCTCAGCCGCAGCTTTAATCATGTCTTGGCTGGCCTCATGGCCGTAACCAAATTTTGCCCACTCGCGCATCTTGGTTGCAATGTCAGCCATTGTCACCTCCAATGGCAGCGCGGGCCTTTGCCCGCCACACATCCAGCACGGTGACGCCGCCGTCAGCCGCCAGGGCATTTGGATCGCTTTCCAGCAGCGCCAGCACCAGGGCGCGGAGTTCCCGGTTCAGCCGGTCGGCCGCTGCAAGATCAGCTTGCAGCTTCTGCACGGTCACTGAGAGGGCGGCGTTGACTGTGTTGAGATCTGGGTCACGCATGACGGCACCCAACCAGAACGGCGGCAGTTTGGCGGCAGTTTGAACGTGAACGAACGGGGAAAAACAGGTGTTTTCCGGTGTGAACGCTCCAATAAAAACAAGAACTTAGCAGTTTCCAGTTTTCTGGGGGGATAGGGGTCGCTGGTTCGAATCCAGTCGCTCCGACCAATGAAATCAAGGGGTTAGGTGAAAGCCTGATCCCTTTTTTCATGCCACGGCGGCAGTTTGGCGGCAGTTTGAGCATTATTTCAGTCCTCCTTTGGCGGTACGCGCCAGCTTCGATTCCACCTTCCGGTGATGCCCGTAAACGTCTTCGATGGTCTTCACAGATGTGCCGGTATCCTCCGACACCTCCCACACGGTTTTCCCGTTCCACAGCATCCAGCTGATGGCCGTGTGCTTCAGGGTGTGCGGCGTCACATCGCGGCCAAGGCCAGCCAAGGCCACCAC